AATTCGTTGAGCATGCGCTGGGTCAAGTTCGGCTCTTGTGGGGCCATGAACCACGCCGCCGGTGGGGGTGGTGGCTGACACCGATCCGTTGCCGGCGCCGCTGGTGGCGTCGAGTAGGACTGACAAGCGCAGATCAGCAGTGGCAAGGCGGTCGCGCAGGCGACCTTGATCACGTTCGACATCGCTCAAGGCTCGGTAATGGGTTTGTTCGCTGGTCGCCAGACGCTGCTCGAGCGCGAGGCGCTTGTCCTGCTCGGCACGCTGTTGCGCGGCCGTGGCCAGGGCCAACTGATTGAGGGTTTCGGTGTGCTGCCGGGTCTGCTCGCTGAGGCGACTACCGTAGCGCCAGTCCTGCACCTGCCAGGTAATGGCGGCGGATGTGCCGGTCAAGGCGAGCAGTAACAATACCTTGCCCGGCAGCCGGTAAGGCAAAGGTATCAGGTCGCCGAAACGCATAGCACTGCCCTCGCCCGTCCCCAAAGTTCGAGCCGATCCTGCAGGCCATTGAGACCGCCGTTGATTCTGCGGGTGATCGTGTTGAATTCGTTTTGATCAGCCAGCGCGTTCAGCCCATTCACCGACCAGAACCATGCGGCTGACTCTGCCGCCCATTGAGGCAATTCCAGCAGCTCTGGGGTACGCAGCAATCGCTCGTCGCCGAACAGTGCCAGGCTGCAGCGCAGGTAGTTGTCGTGGCCGGTGACCTGGATCAAGCCGCGACCGCGATAACGCTGGCCATCGCCGTCCGCTGCCGGGGTGTTGCCCAGTTTCGCGGCCAGGGCACCGGTGTCGTATTTGCTCAGGTATTGGTCGCCGCCCAGCTCCCGGGCGTACTGCAGCTGACCCGACTCGTGTCCGATTTGAGCCAGGAACGCGGCTTGGCGTTTCGGCGTGTTGATCTGTCGGTGCGCCATGGCAGCGTTGAGAGCAGATACAAAAACGCCCGCTTGGCGGCGGGCGTTGGGCATGATGCGTTGCAGTTGTTGTTCGGTCAGTGACATCGATGTCTCCCTGATTTATAAGGATGCGGCGCTATTGCTTGAGCTGAACGACCTTCAGATCCTTCGCCGCTTTTTTCTTCTTGCCCATGGCTTTGGCTTTACCCTTCTTGCCGCCGTTGCACTCGACTGTCGTGCTCCAGCCGGCCTGGGTGAACACTTGCTCCACCGAGTCGACCAGGTACTCGCCATCGAGACCTACCTTGAAACCCTGGGCATTGATCGAGCGCTCGGCGAATAGGTCGGTGCGTCCGGCCATTTCCAACCGGACGCCGGCCGTGGAACGGTTGAACGCGGTGAGACGTGCCTTGGCGGCGGCTTCGGCGGCGGACTTGTTCGGGTATATGTGTCGGTCGCTGTGCACTGGTGGCAATCCGTCCGGCGATTCGTCGTTGTCCAGAGTGACCACGGCGAGCTTTCCGGTTTTCTTGTCCTGATGCTTGGTCGATACCGCCTTGTGTGTGTTGCGATCACCAAGACGAAATTGAAAGCGACTGACGTCGCGCCGTTGGATCAGGACCACACCGAAAGACTTGCCCGAGGCGCTCTGCCCGCCTTGGCGTGACATCACCAGCAACTTGCCGTCGGCGACTTTGGCGGTGCAGTCGTACTGCTTGGCCAGGCGCGTGATGAAATTGAAGTCCGATTCATTCATCTGATCGGCACGCGGCACCTTGTTTTGCACTGGGCACACCGGCTGCCAGCCATTACGTGCAGCGATATCAGCCACGATCCGCGACAACGGTACGTTCTCCCAACTGCCGCTGCGCACGGTCTTGCCACTGCCGCGCATGTCGCTGGCCTTGCCAGTGATCACCAGCGTATCCGGCGGGCCGGACAGCTCGATCTCGTCGACGACATAGCGGCCAATACGGGTCAGCGACGTTTCAACATAGCCCAAGAAGATCTCGATGCTGGCACCGCGTGGAGGCAGCACCACCGCGCCGTCACGGTCGTCGATGCGCAGTTCGAACTCATCGGATTCCATGCCGGGTTTGTCAGTAGTTTTGAGTTGCAGCAGACGGTCGTTGATCCGCTGCGTGATGTCGGCGCCGTCGGCGACGATACGGAAGGCGGGGGTCATTTAATTTTCCCCATAAAAAAACCCGCACGAGGCGGGTTTGAAGGAAATAAAACAAGAGAAACGGCGTTCGCCGTAACGTCAATGTAGTTCATTAGTTCCACAGTGCCAGTCCTTCTTCAATCGGACCAGGTAGATCCGGCAGCTCGATCACGATGCCAGCGCGGTAAGGTTGCGGCTCATCGGCCAATCCCTGATTGGCATCGAGTACTGCCTCAACCGTGCCCTCAAGGTGCCCATAAGCGTGGTAACACAGGGTATCCAGCAGATCCCCGTCAGACGTTCTGCAAGTCGTCGCCATAACGCACAAACTCCAAAGTAAACGCCTGCTTACGCGGGATCCCTCCCTGCAACAGCGCGCTTTGCTCCTCTTCAACGCTCTTCAGGCACCAGGTGCCGAGCACGTCGCCATAACCGGTGGTCAAGGTCAGCGGTTTGAGTTGGGCACCGAGGCTGCGCAAGGTGTCCAGTTGTTTGATCCCGCCTTTGAAGCCGGGAAAGATCGCGCCCTTGAGCGTGATCTTTTCCTCACCGATGCCGACCGCTTGTTGTGCCGGCCGTCGAGTCAGCCGTTCCTGCGAGGCCCAGCGAAACTCAGTCGAGCGCCGCAGTTCATCAAAGGCTGCAGTGTCCAAATTGAAGTAGTAAGGCTGCGCCTGCGGGTCCTGCGGTTGCACGATCAGCAGATGCGGGAACGGCTTCACCGCTTCCGGTAATGGCGTGGCATCACCACCCAGCGAACCGGTCGGCACGATGTTGGCCAGCGACGGGCTGACCTTGCCGGCGACTTTGTTGATCGCGGTGGACGCCCGGGCGGCCTGTTCCTTCAGCTCACCCATGCGTTCATCGATCTGCGATACAGCACGCGTGGCTTTGTTGTACGTGGCCACCACTTGGCCGACCTTGGCCTGAGCCGCGTTGACGCCACGCATGACACGCTGCAGCTTTGCTCCAATCGCCTGACCGACAAAGGGAATCCCTTCCAGCTCCGAGGCCGCGCCGCTGATCTCGCTGATGGCACCGTTGACTGGCCCCATCATGCCGTCGAGGCTGCGCCGACCGCTCTCTCCTGCTGCCGCCAGATTTTTCAGTCCCGACTGCAGCTGTTCCATGTAGGCCATTGACCCTCCTCGTTACACATGCGGTTCGTCGAACAGCGAGCGGTTTTGCAGTTGCTGCGTGGACTGACGCCACTGCTGATCGATGTAGGGTTGAAGCTCTCGGGCCAGTTGCGCCGGGTCCTTCACATCGCCCTGCACGGTGACATGCAGAGGTGCCTGAATATCGAACCGCTGCTCAACCTTGGTCGACTGGGGTTTCGCAGCAACAGGCGGTGCGAGCATCGCCGGTACCGCCGGGGATGCCGGCTGATTCAATGCACGCGTGACATCCCCCAATGCTGTTGCAGTCGGCTCCCGTTCAGGCAACAGAGGCTTGGAAACAGGTGGTGTTGGAACCTGTGCCGGCAGCGCTTGCATCGGAGCCGGTGGTGGCTTGGGACTGTCGAGAGTCGCTTGAGTAACGGGCGCAGCGCCGGTCAGAAGCGGCAACATTTTTGGCTGCGGCTGGACCATGTCTTTGACGACCGGTACCGGCGCGAATGAACGGGCGATATCGCCCATCACCGGCGGGATGTCCTGCCCGGCATTGACCATCATCAGTGGGCCGGCGTCCGGCACTTTCTTGAGTGAGTCCGGGGTTCCGAACAGCTCTTTGCCCGCAAAGCCGCCGAGCGCGTCGCCGCCCATGTACCCGAGATAACCACCGATCAAACCGCCGACGATGTTGCCGATGATCGGCACCGCCGTACCGATGGCCGCACCCGCAGCGGCGCCGGCCAACGTGCCGGCCAAACCACCTGCAGCTTTTCCATAGCCTTCGGCTTTTTCGTCCTGCGTCTCAGCGTTCTCATAGGTGTCATAAGCCTGATAACCCGCCTGCGCGACTGCAAGGATCGCTGGGCCTTTCATGCCGCCCACGATCTTGTCACCACGCCCACCCCCACCTCCTCTCCCGCCGCCTTTACCCCCTTTGCTTTTCTTACCTTCTCCACCGACATCAAGATCACCGCCATTGAGCCCACCACCAGCACCGGGCAGGTTGGTAACAATGACTTTTTGCGGAATGTTCGGGTTGCCCATCAACGTGCCGCGCCCGATATTCATCAGGCCTTTGCCCATCTTGAATGCGCTGACAGCACCTTTGAGCGCGACAAGACCCGCCACAGCGGTGCCGATGGCCGTCACCAAACGCGGTGACTCGTCGGAAAGGCTCGCGAGTTGGCGGCTGACGTTGGTGATGCCCTCCGCCACCGCATCGGTGACCGGCCGAATCGCATCACCGATGCTGCGCATGGCATCGTCCATGCTCTGGGCCATCTCGGACCATTTTTGCGCAGACGTTTGCCGGCGCTCAGCCAGGTTCTTGTCGAGGATCCCGGTGGCATTGGCCGAGTCTTTCTTCAACTGCTCATACAGATCTTTGTTCTGCATGTACGCGGTCAAAGCGGCCTTGACCTGCATGTCGGCAAACAGGTCGCCGGTACGCAAGGCTTCTTCCAGGGACTTCATCATGCCCTTGGCCTTTTCTGGATCACTCTCCTTGCTGATGCCGGCCACAGCTTTGGCCATCTCTGCGGCCCGCTTGGGGTCAGTCGCTTCGATGTATTTCTGGGCCAGCGCGAAACTGGACTCCAGTGTGGATTTGCCGTTCTGCAGACCGGTTTGCATCGACCCCTTATAGTCAATGCCCGCCTTCTCATAGGCCTTGACCGTTTCGCCGGAACCGATTTTCTCCATCCAGTTTTTGAGGTTGTTGGCCGCTTCGTCCGAGCCGCCGGCAGTCTTCATCTGCACCTGCAACATCGCGCCCAATTGCGACACCGAGTCCATACCGGTGATGCCCAGCTTGCCCATGCCGGCCAACAGCTCTGGGAACCACTTGGCCATGTCGACCGCTTCAAAACTGCCTGCCTGTCCCTGGTAGGCGATGGCTTCCAGCGCCTTTTGCATCACGGCCGGGTCGGTGATCTTGGCGTTCTGGCCCAGAGCGTTGATCATCTTGGCGGTTTCCGTGCCGTCCGATCCCTGCCCCACTGCAAACTTGGCCGCCGTCGGGGCATAGGCCAGTGCCTTGTCCAGCTCCATGCCGGCGCCGACCAGGGCGTTGACCAACTCGGCGACCTGGTTGCGCGCCATGCCCGTATCCCGCGACGTGCCGATCACAGTTTTGGAGAGCTGAGTTTCTTCTGGTGTGTTGGCAATGTTGGCCTTGATCGCGATGTCACGAATGATCGCGCCGTAGTCCGCGCTGACCTTGGTAGGAATCGCTACGGCGGCAGTCAGCGCGCCAGCCTGGCCGAGGGTGCTTTTCATCCCCTGCCGACCTTCATCCAGTTGCCGGTGGCCGAGCGCCTTGAGTTCAGCACCGGCCGCAACGCGACCCATCGTGGCGTAGGCCTTGCTCAACCGCCCGACCTCGACACCTTGTTTCTTCAGGAGGTCGAGGTTCTTTTCGTATTTGGACAACAGCTTGTCGGCACCGGCGGCGCCGGTTGCGTGCGCCTTGCGCCACTCCTCGCGCAGACGCATGGTGTCGCCGATGGTGTTCTGCAGCACGCGGGCTTTGCTGCCGACCGTGTCCAGATGCTTGATCTTGCTTTCGACGTCCTTGAACGCTTTGCCCACCGTCGGATCGACGGCGCCGCCGATGACAAAGCCGAGTGCGAGGTTCTTCGCCATGTGCGTGTCCTGGGGTCGAGGATGATTGGAAATGGCTCAGTCCGTGAGCCACCACACGATGTCGTTGAAGGGCATGGTCATGATCTCGGCAGCCGAGAAACCGGTCTCCTTGGCCAGCCGCTTGGCCAGCCCTTTCAACGTTGGTCCATCAAATCTCGTCGTCTTGGACCAGACGAAAATAGCCTTTCTGCAGGCGCATGTAGTCGACCAGCTTGAGGGCCATCAGATCCTGTTCCGGGGTCTGAGTCAGCGAGGAAAACAGCGACATTTC